TATGTAGCTTTGTGAGGTGGGGCGACGACTTTTGCAGCTACGGTGAAAGGAAGGAGAATTAATATGGCAGGCTGGCAATTATTACTTGTAGGCTATTTTTTAGGCGCACCGTTAGGCTTCTTGCTTTGTTCCGTTCTGGTGGCAAGCAAAGACCCGCCCAAACCGCACACCACTTGCAAGGACTGCGTACATAGGCATAAGAAAGAGTGTCCTTTCTCCCATATCGAATGTGATATGACCGGGGATTCTATTTTCTGGCATACTAACAAACAAGATGACTTCTACTGCAAAGACGCCAAAGCACATGAATCGGAAAAGCTGTGAAGGGTGCGTCTATTATAGAGCACTGGCAACCCACGGACATGGCTTCGTTAAATACTGTAATTATCTTCTGGATACCGGTAAGCCTAGAGGCTGCCCGCCGGAGAAGTGCGACAAGAAAGCAATAAATAAGCATAAAGGAATTAAATAATTATGGAAGATTTTATAAGCGCTCTTGGTGCTACTGCAGAAGCAACCGCTTTATTTTATTTGCAGTTAGTAAAACACGGTATACCACCAGAACAAGCTGCATCATTAACCGCAATGATAATTTCAAATTTTATAGGAGGTAATAACACTGGCAGAGAATAAAAAAAGCGAATTAACCAATCAAATCGTTAAACAAAAACGCCATTGGGTTCCTAACCCACAAAAAAATTTTGGGGAAGAAAACGTCCAACCTGGTGACAATGCTCGTTATTTGCGCCATGCACTTGTATCGTGGGACTTGCCCCCTATTGATATTTCAGACCCGAAACAAGTTGAAAAACGGATCCAAGAATATTTTAACTACTGCATTGACAATGATAGAAAGCCAAATATGATTGGCATGGCTAATTGGTTGGGAGTACATAGAGATACCGTCCATCAATGGAAGACAGGTGCAACACGCAGTAATACACATTACGACTTGATTAAAAAAGCCATCGATATTTTAGAGGAACTGTGGGTTGACTATATGCAAAATGGGAAGATCAATCCCGCTTCTGGTATCTTCCTTGGAAAGAATATGTTTGGATACAAAGACCAGCAGGATTTAGTTGTAACGCCCAACAATCCATTAGGGGAAGAACCTGATCCGGATAAGCTGGTGGAACAGTATCAAAAAGCCCTGCCACCGGAAGATTAACGACTATAAACTAGCGACTATCAGATGGTATGACTATGACGGAGGTAACGACTATGGTTAACGACTTTCAAACGAGCGGCTATCAAACGACTATGGTTAACGACTTTCAAACGAGCGGCTATCAAACGACTATGGAGCAAAAATCAATCAACGACTATCGACTTTGCCCGCTTCATAATATGAGTTGCAACGAATATTCCTGCGCATGGTATGACCGCAGAAATGAATGTTGCGCTATTATTACCCTTTCCCGCTTCAAATAAAAAATTCCCGGCTTTCTCCGTTTGGAGTTGGCCGGGTTTTTGTTTGTGCGGCGTTTTAAGGCGGTTTTGTGTTAAGATAGAAATTATATTAAAACCGTATAAAATCGTCTGTATCGGGCTTGTAGCGAAAAATAGAGGTATATATAACTAAATCAATATCTTTGTTTTGCTTTCAGAAGCTTTTTAAGGCCATGAAGCAGTAAAATGATACTTTTTTATGGACAATGAAAAAACGCCTTATTCGGCCTTGTAGGGCTAAATAAAGCGAAATAAAAAACCGCCCGGAAAAAATCCGAGCGGAAAAATAAATTATGCCATCTCCATCCAAATGTTATATAGCTGTTCTGGGCTGTATTCTGTAAACCAATTAATTACCATTTCCAAACGTTCTCCCATTTCTTCCCATGAAACTTTTAAATCATTTCCAAAAATTTCGGCATCAATAAAATGCCCTGTAACGCCGTAATCAATTTCAGCGTTTTTATACCAACTATTTGTAATTTTATTTTCGAGATAGTTTCTAATATTTTCAATTTTCATTTTGTTTTTCCTCCTTGATTTAGGAGGGCGGCCCGTGTTATAATGGGCTTGCCCTTGATTTACTGGTTTGTGGTCTTGTGGCCCCGCTCCATAACGTGTTCGCAGCACGGGAGCGGGTTTTTATTTGTTTTTGCTTTCGGCTATATCTTTTTTTATTAAGTCTTTTATATATCCGCTTTTGTTGGGTACACTTTCCAGTTTTTCAATTACTTCCGGTTCCGTGTCTATCATCACCGGAAAGCCGTACCTCTTCACATGTTGCGACTGCCATTTTTTAACAGCTTTCGCGCTTGTTTTGGTTTTTCGCTTTGGCTTTCCCTGTTCTGCTATTGACTTTTCCCCCTTTTTGTAATATACTGTAAACAAGAAAGGCGGCCTGCTACTGGTAATAGCGGTCGTTCCTGTAAGTTTTTAAGACTTGAAGAAATCGCCGCTTTTACGTTATGTAGGGGCGGTTATTTCTTTGTCGTTATGTTAATAACTCCAAAGATAACAACGGCTAACAAGTTCAGTAATAATATTACTTCGCTTATGCTCACGTTGTCACCTCCTTAGAGGAACAACCTTGCCGCCTCTCTTGATTACATTCTTATAATAACATAGGTTTATAACTATGTCAATACCTTTTTCCAAAGTTTTTTAAATTTCCCGGAAGTGCTTTTGCGCTGTCCGGGATTTGCTTTATTAAACGATAAAATAACCTAATTAATTAGGATACTAAAGACAACAAACCTATTAAAATAGATTTATTTATCTATAAAGATAGGCTAAATCGGTATACAAAATAAGTGTTTTGTATAGTTAGTTGCGGTTTATAAAAATATTTTCTATAAAGCACCTACGGGGGATATAGAGGATAACATTCGGGAGCTGTTAACCTTTCTACCAGAAAGCAAACAAAAAAGGCTTGACAATACAGATTTAATATATTAAACTAATAACATAGGTTATTAATACAGAAATAAGGTGACTTTATGTTATTAGGTGAAGCAATCAAAGAAATGATACATCAAGCAAGAATGACACAAAAGAAATTAGCGGTGGCAGCTGGGTACAAGACTGTAAGCAGCATTACAACCCCGATAGCAAAGAATGAAATCAAGGTGAACACTTTGGTTAGGCTTGCGAATGCGGCGGGATATGATTTGGTACTGAGAAAGCGGGACAATCCAGAAGAATTCGCACCTATCAGGATCGATGAAAATTAGATTTAGCTGGGCTTGAAAATGGAAATAATCAACATTTGGATTACGAAATAAATTTGACTGATTAAATTTCAGTGCCCTTGCAACGTGTGGGGCGCTGTTTTTTTATCTAATTTGAACCATATATAGAATTGTGATATAATATAACACAATATATAGTGTCGTGAGGTGATACACTGACTTACAGAGAAACCCTTTTCGCAATCCAAAAAGCAATTGAAAAGGAACCGGATCATTTACAGGCTTACCGGGACTATTTTGATTTAACCAGGGCTATTTATGAGCAGGACAAGACGACAAAAAATGAGTGCCTATGGCTGCGGAAAGAGACCACCAAAAAAATCCGCGAGGGCAAAAAAGGCGTTTCAGAATTTTTCGAGCTGAACAAAAAGACCTATCTTCTTTTAGCTCCTGATGATTTTGACAGCTATCTCATTTATCTGGAGTGGAACCGGAAGCCGGAGGAGCGGTTTTACCTCCCCCGCCGCCGGATTATGAGGCAGGTCGCCAATGCGCTCCAACAGCTGGTGGACGATAAACTGGACGAGCTGTTTTTGTCAATGCCTCCCAGAGTGGGAAAAACTAGTATGCTGATGTTTTTCATGACCTGGCTTGTGGGGCGGGATTCCGAGAAATCAAACCTGTATTCCGCTTATTCAGATGTGATTACATCCGCGTTTTACAGCGGTTGTTTAGAGGTCATCAACGACCCGGTCACGTATTTATGGCACGACGTATTTCCGGCGGCAAAAATCGCGAGCACCAACAGTAAAGACGAAACCTTTAATTTAGACCGAAAAAAGAGATACCCCTCCCTCACCTGCCGTTCCCTGTACGGAACGCTAAACGGAGCCTGTGACTGTAATGGAATTCTGGTATCGGACGACCTAATCGGCGGCATTGAGGAGGCTTTAAACAAAGACCGGCTTATCGCCGCTTGGAGCAAGGTGGACAACAATCTCCTGCCCAGAGCGAAGGAAACCGCTAAGGTCCTTTGGTGCGGCACCCGGTGGTCCATGATTGACCCGGCGGGCGTTCGCATGGATCTGCTTCAAAACGATCCAAAATTCAAAAGCCGGAGATACGAGATCATCAACCTTCCCGCGTTGGACGAAAACGAGCACAGTAATTTCAGCTACGATTACGGAGTTGGTTTTTCAGACGATTACTATTACCAGCGGAGAGCCTCTTTCGAACGGAACAACGATATGGCCTCCTGGCTGGCGCAGTATATGGGGGAGCCGATCGAGCGGGCGGGCGCGCTGTTCGAGCCCCAGGACATGCGGTATTACAACGGGACGCTTCCGGAGGAGCCTCCTGTCCGCGTCTTTATGGCTGTAGACCCCGCGTTCGGAGGCGGAGATTTTACCAGCGCCCCGGTCTGCTTCCAATATGCAGACGGCAGCGTTTATGTGGCTGATGTAGTTTTTAATAACGGAGAGAAAAACATCACGCAGCCGCTGATCGTGAGCAAAATCCGGGAACACGGCGTCCAGGCTGCCCAGTTTGAGGTTAATAAAAGCACAGCCAGCTATAAGGAAGGCGTGGAAGCCCTATTGAAACAAGCGGGCTACCGTCTTAACATCACCAGTAAGGCGGCGCCGAACAACGTGGCGAAGGAGGTTCGGATTTTCGACAAGGCCCCGGAGATCAGGGAGTTTTATTTTTTGGAGGACGGAAAGCGCTCTAAGGAGTACACGAAGTTCATGCAGAACGTTTTCAGCTTCAAAATGACGGGAAAAAACAAGCATGACGACAGCGTGGACAGCCTGGCGATGGCAGTGGATATGCTTCGCAGCGTAAGCGCTAAAATCAATGTGCTGAAAAGGCCGTTTTAGCACAATATCTAGTGTTTTAGGTTGACATAAAGCAATATATTGTATATAATAAAAGTAAGATATCAGGTTATTTCGCCGCGGAAGATTTTTCTCCGCGGTACATGCCGCAGAGTGGAGCAGGCGGAAGCTCGGCGGTCTCAGTAGCCGCAGGTCATCGGTTCGAATCCGGTCTCTGCAACCAAAAAACGGGGGTTGAGAAACTGCTTCGAGAACTCACGGAAAAGGAAATCGGTTTGATTCAAAAGGTGGTCAACCGGGGCTCTATCGCGGAAGTGAAGGTGGAAAACGGCCGGATTGTCGTGATAGAGATCAAACGAAAGAAAATTACATAGTGCGCCGTCGCAACGGTGACGGAACAGCGGGCCATAGGGTCGCAGACAGATTGTATTCTGTTTGCGGCCTTTTTTGTTTGTGGAGAGAAGGTGAAAACTGGCTTTATTTGGACGCAGAAAGATTTATACCACCATTACGGACATCAGCCGTGAAAATCTGATCCCTATTTTAAACGAGGTTCTTTCCGTACATGTAGAAAACATGATGGAAATGGATTATCTGTATTGGTACCGCCGGGGGGACCAGCCGGTTTTAAGCAGAACCAAAACGGTAAGGCCGGAAATCAACAATAAGGTCGTGGAGAACCACGCCTCTGAAATTGTGGCGTTCAAAAACGGTTATTTCCTAACCCAGCCCGCCTTTTACATCAGCCGGAAAGAGGATTCGAGCATCACGGAAAAGGTAAAGCGGCTGAATGAGTATTTGTATTTAAGCGGGAAACAGCAGGCCGACAATCTGGTAACGGATTGGTTCCATACCGTAGGCGTAGGGATCATTTACGTTACCCCATACAAGGACCCGGAGTGTCCTATCCGCGCTTACGCCCTGGACCCCCGTTCCTCTTTTGTGGTCTACAGCCGTGATCCCGGAAACGAGCCTGTCATGGGAGTAAATGCCGTGATTTCCACTGGGGAAACGCCGCGGGTTATTTTCGACGTTTTTACTAGGGAAAAATATTTCCGTGTTTCCGGCGGTGTGACCGGAGAGGTCGTGACCGGAACGCCGGTTGCCGGCACAGCCATTGAAGTTCTTTCGGATGCCGACAACGTGCTTCATGAAATCCCCATTATTGAATACCAGTACGAAAACAACAGAATGGGCTCCTTTGAAGCCGTTATTCCCCTGCTGGACGAGATCAATAATATCCAGTCAAACCGCGTGGACGGCGTCGAGCAGTTTGTGCAGTCGCTGATGATTTTCTATAACTGCCAGCTGGGAGAGGACGAAAACGGAAACCAGGTCACCCCGGCGTATATCCGACAGGCGGGAGCGGTTTTCCTGAAATCCGTAGGCCAGGACAAAGCGGATTTGAAAATTTTAAGCGAACAGCTGGACCAGACCCAAACCCAGGTGCTGGTAGACAATATGTATCAGCAGGTTTTGACTATCTGCGGAATGCCCTCCACCCTAAAGGGAGGCTCCTCCACCAGCGACACGGGCCAGGCGGTATTTTTGCGGGACGGCTGGGAGCAGGCGAATACTTACGCAAGAAATACCGGTGATTTATTCCGGGTATCCAACCGGCTGTTTGACAGAATCTTTATCAACATTCTGAACCGAAAAACCGATTTGAACATTAACCTGTCGGATTTCGAGCTTCAGTTTGTACGGAACGAAACGGCCAACGTCCTTGTCAAAACCCAAGCGGCCATGAATCTGAAGGAGCTGGGCTTCAGCCCTGAACTGGCGTTCGCGAAATCCGGCGTTTCCAACGACCCGGTGGCGGACGTGGCGAATTCGGAGAAATACATCAAAGCCAAATGGGGCTCGCAGGACAACACAAAGGTTATTGACGAATCCCGCACCGAAGAGGTTGGGATCGTTTAATTGGTAGAGAAACCAAAAATCCCAAGCTGGCGGAGATGCCAGGATAATCAAGCCCATCACAGTGCAGAGAAGCACTCAAAAAACCCGAAAGGAGCACAACGATGAAAATTTCCACTGACAAAATCAAGGGGTTCGCTGAAATGAGCGACGCGGACAAGGTCGCCGCTCTTCTGAGCTTGGACGTACCCGATCCGGTAGATATGTCCCAGTTTGTGGAAAAGAAAGTTTTCGACGCAAAAGCAACAGAGGCGTCGAACTTATCCAAGCAGTTGAAAGCCAAAATGAGCGACGAGGAAGCGAAGGCCGCCAAGGAGGCGGAGGAGCGGGCGGCGATGGAAAAGGAGCTGGCCTCTCTCAGAAAGGAAAAAGCCATCGGAACCTACAAAGCCGCTTATCTGGAATTGGGCTACGACGCGGAAGCAGCGGCGGAAAACGCCGAAGCTCTCCACTCCGGAGATTTTGCGAAAGTATTTTCCAATCAGAAGAAATTTATCGAAGCGCAGAAAAAGGCCGCGGCGGCCGGCGCGCTTGACAAGCAGCCCGGGCTTTCCAGCGGGAACCCAATGAACGGCGAAAATGTGGAATCAAGCCCAGTCAACGCGTTCCGGAAGGGCGCGGGAATTTAGTTGAAAACATATTGAAATCGAAAGGAGAAACTTACTGCCTTATAACAATCAAATCGAGCTTGCGAAAAGCTATGTGCCAATTCTTGACGAGGTATACAAAGCAAGCTCCAAAACCTCTATTTTAGATACCGCGAATGAGCGGGTCCGGTTTATCGGCTCTGACACCGTAAACCTTTACACCATGAGCCTGGACGGCTTGGGAAATTACTCCAGAAACGCCGGCTTTGTGACCGGTTCCGTCACCGGAGGCTGGGAGCCCTATAAGCTGACACAGGACCGGGGACGCTCCTTCATGGTGGACGTCATGGACAACGACGAAACAATGGGCATGGCCTTCGGCACCCTTGCCGGGGAATTTATCCGCACCCAGGTAACGCCGGAAATCGACGCCTACCGGTTCGCGAAATACGCCGGCACCTCCGGCATCAGCTCCGGCACGCCGGCAGATATCACTGTTGGCACCACCGACGTTCCCACCCTGATTCAGGAGGCGGAAACCATAATGGGTGACGATGAGGTTCCTGAGGAGGGCCGTATCCTGTTTATCTCCGAAACCGCTTACGCCGGCCTGAAGGACAAGATTACCCGGTATGTGCAGAACGGAGAGCGGGGCATCGAAACCGCCATTGACTATTACGACGGTATGCGGGTGATTAAGGTGCCTAAGGGCAGATTCAACACTGGAATCACCCTGAACGACGGCCTTTCCGCCGGCGAAACCAAAGGCGGATTTACCGTGCCTGCCAGCACCTCTTACCCGATCAACTTTATGATTATCCACCCGTCCGCGGTGGTTCAGATCGCCAAGCATGTAGTACCCAGAATTTTCAGCCCTGAGGTTAACCAGAGCGCCGACGCCTGGAAATTCGATTACCGGATTTACCATGACGCATTTGTGGAAAACAACAAGGTGGCCGGAATCTATCTGCACAGAGCGGCCACGGCCAACGCTTAATGGAGGTGATATTAATGGCGGAAGAAAGAACCTTTGCTTTTACTAACGGCGATATTTTAGTGGAGAATGTCCCCTACGCGGCGGGAGAAGCGCCCACCGCCGCAGAGTTCAAGGCGCTGATCGACGCTTTCATTAACGCCGGCATCATGGCGCCCGCGTCCGAGGACTAACGCTATGGCGCGGTTTATTGGATTAATTGTGAAAAATCAGCCCGTGAAGGTGCCTGAGAAGTCACCGGAACAGCCTGTGAAGCGAACCGGCGGCAGAAAGCCGAGACAGTAAGGAGGAAAGCGGTATGGGAAATTTGGAAAGGTTAAAAAGCAGAACGGGCGAAGCCGACGAGGCTCTGCTGAATGATCTTTTGGAAAGCGCGAAAGCCGTGATCCTTTCCCGCCGCTATCCTTTTGGAAACGGAACCGAAGCCTTGGAAGCCAAATACGAGGACTTACAGCTTAGAATCTCCATCGACCTATATGCCAAGCTGGGCGGTGAGGGAGAAATCAGCCACTCGGAAAACGGAATCAGCCGAACCTGGGCGGCGGCTAACATTTCCCCGGACTGGCTTTCTGAAATCGTTCCTTTCGTGGGGGTGTTTTAAATGCGTGACCTGCGCCGCAACCTTTCCACGGTATATTACAAGCTGTATGCGGGGCAGACGGAAATTATTGATTCCAACGGCTACCGGACCGGTTCCCCCTCTCCCCAATACGGAGAGCTTCAGTCCGCCAGGCTGTGCGTATCGTCCAACAAGGGCTCGTCTGAATCTGAGCTTTTCGGATCCCTGGAGGACTACGACCGGACCATGACCACAGCGGATACCGCCTGTCCTATCGACGAAAACACCGTTTTATGGCTGGACGGCGCTTCCACGGACGAGGCCCACAATTACATTGTGAAAAAGCGTGCGCCGTGGAAAAACAGTGTAGCCTACGCGGTAAAGAAGGTGACGGTCCGTGCCTAGAAAAACCATTTCTATGTCCCTGGGCGGTTCTTCCATTCGCGCGGCGCTGAAGGAGCTTGCCTCCTATCAGGCATGGGTACGGCAAAAAACCAGCGAACTGACGGAACGGCTTGCCTCCATCGGCGCCTATGAAGCCACTGTCCGCTTTTCCCGCGCCCAGTACGACGGCGAAAAACAAGCCGAGGTCAGCGTGGAGCCGATCAAAAACGGCTGGAAGATCGCCGCCTCCGGAGGCTCCGTGTTCTTCATCGAATTTGGCGCAGGCGTTTATTTTAACGGACCGGAGCCCTATCCGGAACCCCGGCCGGATGGCGTTGCCAAGATCGGAGAATATGGACAGGGCAAGGGAAAGCAAAATACCTGGGGTTATTACGACGATGGAGGCAATTTGATTTTAACTCACGGCACTCCGGCGGCGATGCCTATGTATCACGCAGAGCGCACGATGGAACAGGAGATTAAACGGATCGCAAGGGAGGTATTCAGGTGATAGACGCAGAAAGCGCGATTTTTGACAAGGTGGCTTCTCGTTTCTCCCAAAGCTATCCCGGCGGCTCCTGCTACAGTGAGCTTGTGGATACGCCGGCAAATTTCCCGTGCCTGGTGCTTATTGAAGAGGATAACTCCACTTATGAAGGCTCTCTGGACGCTTCTCACAGAGAGCACAACGCGACCCTGCTGTATAGCGTTAATATCTATTCCAATAAGATCAGCGGCGCCAAGCAGGAATGTAAGGCGATCATGGAGCTGGTCGATACAGAAATGCAAAATCTTGGATTTATCAGAATTTTCTGCAATCAAATGAAAAACGCGGATATCAGAATTTACCGCGTCGCCGCCAGATACCGCGGCGTAATCAGTGAAGATTATAGGATTTACAGGAGGTAATTTACTGGCAATTGATTTATCTACCGCGGGCGTAACCCTGCAATATGCGGTTGAAAGCACTTCCGGCACCATGCCGACTACTGGTTTTACAGCCGTTCCCGGCATCAAAGCGATTCCAGACCTAAACCCGGAGCCTTCCAGCCTGGAAACCACCACTCTGGAGGCTTTGGAGTGGAAAACCTATATCCCCGGCCTAAAGGACCCCGGCGGCGCGCTGGCCTTTACCGCCAACAACACGGAGGAATTCCAGACCGCTTGGGAAGCGTTGATTGAAGCTGCGGAAACCGCGAAAGAAACCGATAAGGCCACCTGGTTCGCTATTGTGATCCCTGGGCTTACCAAAGCGTTCTATTTCGCAGGAAACCCCTCTCCCCTTGGCCTTTCCGCAATTGAGGTGGACGCTGTGCTGGAAATCGAGCCTTACATCACCCCCAGCGAGATCAAAGGCTGGAGCGCCAAGCCTACCGCCGGTGGCGGCTAATTAATTGGAGGTTATTTGAAATGGCTAAAAACGAAAACAAGGTACTGCCCATGAAGATCACCGACCCGGACACCGGAGAGGTATATGTTCTGGAATTTTCCCGTGAAAGCGTACGGTTTGCGGAACAGCGGGGATTTAAAATCTCAGAACTACTTGATTTTCCCCAGACCAATATTCCTAATTTGTTTTTCTATGCTTTCCGCAAAAACCATAAAAACGTAGCCAGAGACAAAACGGACAAATTTCTGGACGAATTAGGCGGGCTTTCCAGCGCTGAGATTACCCGGCTGGTGGAGCTTTACAACCAGCCAAATGAATCTTTGATTCTCGCGGAGGAAAGCGGAAGAAAAAACTGCCGTCTGACGGTGGAACTGTAAAAGCGTACACCGTCGGAGATTACACAAAAGGCTTTAACCGGGTTTTTCCTTATTATTTAGCCATCGGTATGACCGCCGGCCAGTTTTGGGACGAGGACCCCTGGCTGGCGGAAGCCTACCGGGAAGCGGCGGAATACCAGGCCCAGCGGAAAAGCTGGGAAATGTGGCTTCAGGGCGTTTACTTTTTTAACGCTGTTTCCACAGCTTTGGGCAACGCTTTCCGAAAAAAAGGCGCAAAACCGGTGAATTATATGGAGCAGCCGATCCGGATTCTGCCTTTATCCGAGGAAGAAAAAGAAGTGAAAGCGGAGCAGGAAAGGCAAAAAGTGATCGCCTATCTAAACCAATTTACAAAAAAATGGGAGGAAACTCACTGAGCGTTGAACTGGATACCCTGGAACTAAAAGTACAATCAAATGCAGATCAAGCAGCGCTTAAAGTTGATAAGCTTACCTCCGCTTTAAACAATTTAAAAGGCATCACCAAGGGCGGCGTTGGGCTTACGACAGTTGCGAACCAGTTGAGTAAGCTGAACGGCGCTCTTTCTGGTTTGAATATCAACAGCAAAAAGATAACGGAATTAAAATCTGCTTTATCCGGCCTGTCCGATGTGCAGAAATCCACCGGGCTAACCTCAATCATAAACGCCCTAAAAAAGCTCCCGCAGATCAGCAAAGAACTGTCTGCCACGGATTTAAGCAAATTCGCAGATCAAATGACCCAGGTCGCCAACGCTGTGCGCCCTTTGGCCTCCGAAATGGAAAAGGTATCCGCCGGCTTCAAGGCTTTCCCTATTCGTATTCAAAAGCTGATTTCCAGCAATACGGGATTGGCGGCGTCGAATAAGACAACGGGGAATTCTTTTGGATTCCTTGGGACTGGAATAAGCGGCGTTATTGCTAAGATAGGTGTTTACGGATATACCATAAAACGTACCATTGGAAGCTGGATCACGTCTTATAACGATTACGTAGAAAACGTAAATCTTTTCACCGTAGCGATGGGAAAATTTGCTGACGAATCAATGGAATACGCGGAAAGAGTCCAGTCCGCTATGGGTATCGATCTGTCGGAATGGATTCGAAATCAAAGCGTTCTCATGGACATGGTAAAGGGTTACGGTGTCGCCGAAGATACAGCAAAAACCATGAGCGAGGGTTTGACTCAGCTTATTTACGATTATTCCTCTTTCTATAATATTGGTATTGAAGATTCGGCCCAAAAGGTTCAGTCCGCGATTGCCGGCGAAATCGAGCCTGTCAGGCGCTTAGGTAAGGACCTGTCGGTCGCTACGCTCCAACAGTATGCTTATAAATATGGTATCGACCAGAGCGTTAATTCCATGACCCAAGCGCAGAAAGCCCAGCTGCGATATGTCGCTTTGATAGATCAATCAAAATCCGCTATGGGAGATATGGCGAGAACCATTCAAACCCCGGCAAACGCTATGCGGATTCTCCAGCAGCAGGTGCAGCAGCTTACCAGAGCTTTGGGAAGCTTATTTATTCCTATTTTACAAGTGGTAATCCCCTGGGTACAGGCGTTTGTCTCCGTGCTAACCGACGCAGCCAGAGCAATTGCGGGATTTTTTGGCGTAGAACTTCCTACAATCGATTATTCCGGCATGGATAACATCGGGACCAGCGCGGGAGTGGCCACGGACGAGATCGAGGATACCACAGGTGCCTTAGGCGACGCGGCTGCCGCGGCTAAAAAGCTGAAGGATTACACTCTGGGTTTTGATGAGCTGAATATTCTCAATCCTGATACTGGAACGGCCTCCGGCGGGTCCGGAGGAAGCGGAGGTGCTTCCGGCGGCTCTTACGGAGGCGATCTGGATTTGCCTATTGAATCCTATGATTTTCTAGGAGATTTAGATACAAAGGTAAAAAGCCTGATTAAATCATTTGATCGCTGGGAACCAATTATTAAACTCGTTGGAGCCGCTTTAGCTGCCGCAATCGGCTTTAAAGTAATTTCTAAAATGATAAAGGGATTATCAGGGCTGTCAGATATTATCGGAAAAGGCGGGCTATTAGGTGGATTTTCTAAATTAAAGGTTGGGGTGATGGGAGCCGTAATAGCATTTACAGCCGCGGCGACGGAAGCCTATGCTTTAACTTTAAATGGAATGGATCCGTTAGCGGCTGGTTTGTTAAGCGTCGTTACCATAGCACCTTTAGCCGGCGGCGCATTATATGCAATGATTGGCCCTATTGGGCTTGTAATCGGAGTATTAGGTTCTTTAGCCGGCGCTGTTACCGGCGTTATGCTGGCACAGGAACAAATGAAGCAGGAAGCAGCCACAGCAGAATTTTTTGACGGGGTCGGCGTTCCCTTGTCTAACTATACAGATCGTGTAAAAGCGTTGACTGAAGCTTTCATGAATAGTAACAACCAAATTATCAATTGGAATCAGGAAATCCAAAACAATAACCAATCGATGAGGGATACATGGGCTGAAATAGACGTTTTAATGACAAAAATGAATCTGGCCTCAGATACGATTACTTCAGAGGACATCGAAGCGCTGAAATCTGGGTTTGACAGCTTATATCAAAATATTAAGTCAAATTTAGATTTGTCGGCTAGTATCATTATTACTACCTTGCGAGGTGGTTTTCAGACCGCCATAGACCAAACAAGCGGTGATGTGGATTTATTAGTCGGAGAAGTTCTTAGATTGAAAGACGAAATCGGCGGGAAAGCATCAGAATTAAAAACCGAAATGGAAGGCTACATGGACGAAATGTCTCAGCTTGATCCGGGAACCGATCGTTATATCGAACTAAGAGACGCATTAAACGAAGCTGCCATGAAATATGGAGATTTAACTACTGAGGTAGATTTATCTCAAGTTGCCTGGGACGAAGCTAAGAAAAACTTTGATGTTAACAAAATTGATTTTTCTAGCGTTGACGATGTGAATCAAAATCTGGAGGAACTAGGTACGACAGCAGGTGAAGCAATGACTGGAATTAGTGACGCCAGATTAGCCGCTCTGAAAGCAGTGGAGGATTTAGCTTTACAATCCGAAGCAGCCGGGTTGGAAGACTACGACCCGCAATTCTTCTCAGATTTAAAAGACAAAATAAATCGGCAATACGACGAACAGGAAGAAGAACTTCAAAGCGAATTTAAAAGAATCAATGATGAAATTTGGACGTCATATAACGAACAATTTATAGCCGCCAGCGACGCCGCTATGGAAAATTCCAGCGGTATGGATCGTTTCTTTGCTTGGGTAAACGCAGGATTTGATTCCGAAAAAGCTGAAAAAAATCTTCGGGAAATGGCAGTAAAATCCACTCACGAGGCGTTAAGTGGCGTAGAAGACGCCTTGGATTCTTTTACTCGTGATTTGAATTTAGACCCCGCACAACAAGCTGGAGAAAACATTCCCCAAAGCGTAGCTCTTGGAATTGCCGAAAACGGTTATCTTGTTTATGATGCTGCCAAAGAGAATGGAAACCAAATCCCAGCGGGATTAGGCGATGGAATTGGTGAATCCTCCGGAATAGCTACCGACGCTATATTTGATCTTAACAGAGATTTAGACGCTGAAGTAAAATCCTATAATCAGATCCATTCTCCTTCGCGTTTATACGAAAACCACGGAATGAATTTAGTATTAGGTTTAAAAAATGGTATTGTCCAAACCGAAAACCGACCAATAAACGCAATGAAGAATATTTCAACAAAATTAAACAATGTTTTTAAAGACACAAATACGTATACCAATGCAGGGAAAAATTTAGTTACCGCTTTATCGAACGGAATCTCTCAAAATGGGAACTCACTAACAATCGGATTTAAAAACTTATTGAATACACTCATTTCGTCTATGGAAACCTTTACCAATCGTTGCCGCACCGCTTTAAACAATATGTTGTCGGATTTTTCAAACACTATGTCAAGTGTAAAGATCACCGGCAAAAACACGGTAACGTACACACCAGCGTACGAAAGCTACATTCCCCGTTTTGCCTCCGGCGGCTTCCCCACTCCCGGCCAGCTGTTTGTAGCAAACGAGCCGGGCAACCCGGAAATGATCGGTTCTATCGGCGGCAGGACGGCGGTAGCCAATAACGAACAAATTACAGAAGCCATCGCCGCGGCCGTGTACAACGCTGTAGTTTCCGCCCAGGCCCAGCAAGCGGACAGGCCGATCCAGATCAATGAGACGATTAATCTTGACGGACGCGCGGTATACCGGAACCAGCGGCAGGTAGAACAGGCCCAGGGCTACCGCATGACCACCAGCACAATTCCAGTATAAGGAGGGATAAACTGGCTTGGATTGAAACAGACGGAGGAATCGCTCTCCCCGCCCCAGCATTAAACAGCGGAAAAGTAAGCATCTCCACCTTAGTTGACGGAGGCCGAAACCAAAATGGCAACTTTATCGGTCAGGTAATCGGCAACGACAAATTAAAAATTGAAATGAAATTTCCTGTTCTCTATCCGCAGGAAATGATGAATTTTCTGAAGCTCTTTGACCGGTCCCAGGGCGGCTCGTTCGTGAACCGTTTTCGGGTATTTGATCCCCGGATTAACAACTATACCTATTTAACCATGTACGTTGGCGACCGTTCCGGAATCCCGTATATGGTAAACCCGCAGACGCTGCGACCTTCCTTTTGGAAGGACGTAACCGCCAATTTGATTCAGGTTTAAAGGCGGTGGGCGTATGAAATATGTTTCTCCAGAATATCAAAAAGCGATCCAGCTCCACCGCACCCAGGGAATCCGGAATCAAATGCACGCGAAGATAAGCTTCGGTGTTCTCGATCAATACGCGTTTGGCGACGCGGCGTTCACGGTTTCCCCGGGGGTATCCTTTTCCGATCCCTCGGGAATCCAAACCGGCGTGAACGATATAACAGAAAGCTATGCCTCCTGGGAGCAGAACTTTTGGCAGCTCACCGGAAAACAGAGGTTTCTAAATGACGCCAATCCTTATGACACCGGATATATCAGCAGCGCGGTTTCCAACGGCGCGGGAATATTCCTTTCTAATCCATATATTGATGTATCCTTTTCTACTCCCCACAGCATGGTTGGCATTACGTTACAGTTTGACACAGCGACCGGAACCGCTCCAATTGATTTTACCATTACGGCCTACGAGAACGGCGCTGTTAAAAACACTTGGCCCATCAGTGGAAACACAGACGTGGTATATCAGGGAGAGCTTGGAATCGAGGACGCGGACCGAATCAGGATCGAATTTATTAAGGCGAGGCCGTACAACAGAATACGGGTCAGCAGTATGCTGTTCGGAATCGCCTATTCCTTCTCCGACGAGGATATTATCTCTATTATCCATAACCGGGCCGCAAGCCCTATCAGTACGGAGCTGCCTGCGGAATCCCTTTCTTTCACGCTGTTTAATGAGGACGGCAGGTACAACATTGATTCTTCGTTCAGTTTAATTACGTTTCTGCAAAAAGAACAGCTTGTTACAATCCAGTATGGGTATGACGTGGACGGATCGGGAAACATCGAATGGCTGTCACCTTCTACCTATTGGCTGCAAAGCTGGCAGACAGACGGTGTAAACGCCACGTTTACCTGCAAGGATATTTTCAACCGGCTGAATACCACTACCTACAAAAAGGGCGTGTTGGATACGAAAATGCACTCCCTTCGGGATTTAGCGGCCGGTGTTTTTTCCGACGCGGGAATTACCGATTATTGGGCCGATGACTGGGGATTACAAAGCACCTTTACGAATCTCCCTCTCCAGTACGATTCTCACGCCTCCAACCTTCAGCTGATCGCGAATCTTGGCAGATCGTCTTTAGAGCAAAGCCCGGAAGGAGGAGTTATTTTCCGGTATCGGGAACAGATAGAACCCTCCGCGATGGGAGTGTTCACTTTCGGAGCCCCACAGGTTCCGTATTCCTACTATGTTTCCGGAGAGGTCAAGCAGGGAGGCGTTTTTGATGTCGCGGAAGCACCGGATTACGCCGCCTTTGAGGAGGATTTCTTCAGGCTCGACGGTAGCATGAGGTTTTTGCCTCAGAGCGGGCCTTATGTCAATTCTGGTTATGTATCAGACGTTTTTCCAGACCACAGCGGAAACTATCCGGAAAATCCAACTGATACAGCGCCGGTAATCCAGCTTGATTTTACCCGAAACATTACATTCGGGAAACTGGAAATCGATATCGGTGAAAGCTCCGGAATTAATCAATTTTATATTGTAGCGCGCCGGGACACAACCCCGCAGGGCGGCATCACCCAGTTAACAACGGTCATGCAAAAATATACTTCCGGCACATGGGAAAACGGAAAACTGTATTTTAAAGAAAATTTTGACAGGATTGTCCGACTGTCTATTTATTGTGTAAAGAATCCCAAAAAACAGCGCGGACGAATAAAACGGGTTAAAGTTCATTATCCAATGTGTTTTGAACTGACATCGGAGGATATCATCGGAAACCCGAAAGGGGAGCTTCTGGAAAAATGCAGCAAGGTTATTTATAATACCTTACATTTTCTCACCTGGGCCGGTACACCAAATGAACCGATTCAAACAGTCTCCGTTTCTCCGAATGTTTTAACGGAATTAAAGAACAGCGATATCTATTATGCCCAGCGATTCGAGTGCGAGGATCCTAATGTGGTGATTGAAGAAGAGGAGCATTATGCTTACTGTTCTTTTATCAAAATCTCCGGAACTACTCAAAGTGCTGATGTTAAATGGTACGCTAATACCTTTGCAAGCTCCTACAATGCGCCTTATGAATCCGAGATCAGTGAGCTGGGAGAGGTATGTGAATTTAATAATCCTATTGTATCTGACGAATTAGTAAGGCAGGACACAGCGGACTGGATAGCGGATTATCTTTCCAAGCGGAGACAGTACACGGTGGAAACGCTGGGGTATCCTGAAGTAGACCCGGGGGATTTAATTCTTTATAACGGAAAAGAAGCAACCGTGATCGAAGCGAACATCAATTTCAACCAGGGCGCGATGCGGGAAACCTTTATTCTGAGAGGGGAGGAAAAATTGAATGGCGTGGCAAACACCTAAGACAGATTGGAAGATACAGCCTGCTGACGAAAACGGAAGATATAACGGGGATTGGTTCAATATTGTCGATTACAACCGGATTACCGGAAATATTGAAGTGCTGCACACTCTGGCCCAGGAATTGTATCCCGGTTTTTCCATTGTCAGTATGCCGGATCAAACGGTATCCGATTTTCCTTATGCTTCCATCATCAACAATATCGAAAACAACCTGGATTCTATTGTAAACAGCACCTGGAAGCCGCCCGGTTATCCGGGAAAAAAGACTTGGTACGCCAACGGGGCTACGCCTACCGTAGACGACCTAAACCGGATAGAGGGGATTCTATTAACCTTATACAGCGCGTTTCAGAGGCAGAAGGCCGGCCGTCCAAAGCTATCATTTGAGTTGAAAGGAAGCGAGTTTTAATGGCGACAAATTTAAAAACAGATTATAAGGATTATATCCCGCCGGAGAGCGGAAAGCGGTACATTATCACCACGGATTCCCAGGGCTACAGCACAATCCAGGACGCTACGGAGTACACCCAGGAAGGGGATACCTTTGGAGCTAATGATATTAATACCACCAACAATACGATTAATAATCTAACCGCCGCCGATGTGGGTGCGGTTCCCCTGGCGGACGCCGGGATCAAGGTTACTCCTTTATGGAAGGGCAAGCTGACCACTAATAATACTACAATTCAGCTGTCCCAAAGCATTTTGAACTTCACTATGCTTCTGGTGACCGGTACTACCAATTCCACCGGCCTTCACTGGGGCATCGGCAATTTACTCCCTGTAGCAAAGGACAGTCACGCGGACTTCGGCGGTGATTCTTATGTTTCCGGAGGAAGCGACGGCTCCGGGCTGGCCAGGATCATAATCTCCCCCGACACGGCTTTGGGATTTTATTTCCCGAATTCCACGTCTCTCCGTTCGGGCGGCTCTGGATTTGCCACGAACGCTATGATTACCGCCGTTTATGGAATTAAATGAACTACCTTATAGGAGGAAGCAAAATGACAGAGCAAGTAAAGAAAGAAATCATTAAGGCCTACGCTTACGGGAAAACGCCTCAGGAAGCCGCTGCGGCTATGGGTGTCTCACTGGAAGACGCCAAAAGGCTCCAGGAGGAAAACGCTGAAGCGATTGAGGAAAGGAAAAGCCAGCTTGAAAGCGGCGGGTGGTTAAAATGATCATCGGCATTGACGTATCGACCTGGCAGGGGAAAATCGATTGGAACCAAGTGAAAAACAGCGATGTAAAATTCGCCATTCTCCGTTCCTCTTTCGGTTCTCCGGATCCTTCTCAGGTGGACAATCAGTTTGAAAACAATTACAAGGGAGCCAAAGCCGCCGGGATCCCAGTAGGCGCTTACCACTACGGCTATGCGGTTTCTGAGGCTGAGGCGCGTCAGGAGGCTAAGTTCTTCCTGGACACCATTAAGGGCAAGCAATTCGAATATCCCGTCTATTACGACGTAGAGGACAATGGAACGATGGGCGCGCTTTCCCGGCAGACTTTGACCAATGTAATTAAGGCTTTCTGCTCTGAGGTTGAAAAGGCTGGGTATTATGTGGGCGTTTATGCCTCCCTCAGCTGGCTTGACAGCAAATTCTATCCTGACCAGCTTCCCTATGATATCTGGGTTGCCCAGTATTTTACTGAGTGCCAGTATTCCGGCCAATATGGCATGTGGCAGTACACCAGCTCCGGCAGCGTTCCCGGAATCCAGGGCGGCGTGGATATGAATGAGTGCTATCAGGGTTATCCTAAGGCCATCAAGGAGAAGGGCCTTAATGGTTTTGATAAACCCACTCCAGCTCCCGCGCCCGAGCCGGCAAAAACGGTAGATGTATACTACCGGGTAAGAACCAAGGCGGACGGCTGGCTTCCCG